GCTTTGCAAACTTTACCATTAATCTCCTATAGGTCGCTCATTATCTCTCAGGATGTTACCTGATTGAATCTGTCCGTAGGTAATAAAAAAGTTAGTAGCACCAGCCTCACTTAACTGCAAAGTAATTCCATTTGCTCTATCTTTATCATGAAGTAAAAACTCTACTACACCTTTATTAACACTAGCGTACCCTCCGACTATTCCACTTGCATCATGACCCAAGGAAAGAGCAGCGGTTTTAGCACCCGTTACAGGTGTAGTTATACCCGCTGGGGAAATTGCCGCTCTATAATAAGCATCAGGATTCTCCCCCGAGGCTTCAACAGAAATGAAGTTGCACTGAAGCGCAGCCCCTGAGGTATCTTTTAAAGAAACTCCAGACGCTGTAGCATCAGCAATTTGAAGCACCATTGAATATGGTCTAAATTGTGTTTCCATTAGTTTTCCTCCTTATCATCTTTTCCAATCTCAGCAGCAATGTCAGCGACCATACTTTCTAAATCCGAAAGGTCGTTAACCATTTTATCCTGTGATTGTGTCTTTGGCATTTCAGGCTCATCTTGCGGAGGAACTTCTTGCTCCTCGGGGGCCTCTTCTGGTAACGCTGGCTCGGCTTCTGATGCTTTCATCTCTGCCTGATCGACATTCTCATCACTTGAGTACTCTTCATCTTTGTCAGCGTTAGGGTTGTCACCTGTTTGCTTTTGAAGTGAAGTAATTACGTCTTGAGCATCTCCAAGATTCTTAGCAACTCTTTTGAAATCAATCTTCTTTTCTTTGGGAGAAGCAGTAGCCTCGCTTAGAAGATCATCAAATCCCGACTGACTGAAAGCTTCGAATAGGAAACTATTGACATCAATGGTTTCTACACCTGCTTTACCCTTCATAAAGACTGCCATTTCTGAAAGAACCTGCTTGAGAACACTACCTTTAGGAGCAAGGCGCGACAGAGACTCAAAAATGACTACTTGAGTATTAGCCAAACTTTTAAAGGATGCTGGCTCCTGAAGGTTTTGGATATTCACTCCATACTTCTCGTTGATGCTTTCAATAAACATCTCTTTCACTTCTTTCTTATATTCAAAGATCTTAGAAGCAAAGCCTTGGATATCTTTTTCTGAAACGCCAACACCGTCTACCTGAGAGAGGCAGTTACTAAAAGTTTTGTGCAAGCTCTTCTTGGAGGCTAAAGACAGGTAAGGGACCTCTTTTAAAGCTTCAGACAATGCTCCGACAATCTTTTCATCACTTTCAAAGATCATGCTAGAGAGCTTTCTGATGGCCCCATTGTCGGCCCAAATCATGTCGAAGTTCTTTTTAGATTCGACCAACTCTTTCTTGACTAGCTCCTGTCGGCAAATCATCTCGTAAATAGAGGGGGTGACTCCATCCTTAAGTGTGTATGATTTGTTTTCTTCGAGATCCTCGTAAGAAAGATAAGGGAAATCAAAGGCTTGAGATACTGAGTTAGAGAGGTTGACAGCGTTTTTAATCTCAGGAACGCTAGAAATTTTCTCGCTATTCTCCGATAAAAAATCCGTTAACTGAGGGCTAATCTCAACAAGCTTTTGAAACTCTGCGGACTCTAGGATATTTTCAAGACCCTCTAAACGAGTGGTCTTCTCATAAAGTCTTCTTTGTACTGAGCCAAGCTTAAGCCTGTTTTCCCACAATGAGAGGATATCATCGAAGGAGTTGTCAGCACTTGAGTACTCCCCATAGTGAATCCCTTCAACAAAAGAGTGGATTTTTTCATTCACAAAGCTATCGTACTCTTGACCGTCTTCGAAGATAGAGGAGTCTTGAACTTTGATTTTATTAATCTTAACATCTTCGTCAATTTTAAAATCACCGCTAATTACCTTGTTGCTTTCTGACAAGTAGGTAACTTGAGAGTTGTTACTATCAATAGAAAATAATGTAACATTTTCCCGTAGAGATCTTGACAAGCAATCTCCCAGCTTAACTAATAATGAGATAGTTTTATCTCTTTCCTCAAATAATTTTGAAAACATTGTGAATCTCCAGTTTTGCACTCATAAGTTATATATGTAAGTATTTAAGAATACCTTACGCTTTTTGTTGTTGTTTTTCGATTATTCTAGAAATAACTTCTTTTTTATCATCCTCTAGAACTAATTCTCTTAAAGTCTCCAAACTAGAAACCTTTTCTTCATTCGCTGTAGGAGGAACATTCTCCAAGCCTTCTTGTCCCCCTGCTTCCTCAGGAGTTGGCCCAGCCATCGGGGCTCCCCCTCCAGGGGCAGGTGCTTGCCCTGTTAGCATTGCCTGTTCTTGCTGTTGCTCCATCTCTTCAGCCTGTTGTTCTTCCATTTCTGACTTCATAACAGTAATCTCTTCAGGTGTCATATCATAGTACTCTCTGTAGATCTCGTCTTTAGAGAAAAGTGCTAATTGTTGCACTGCGGCAATAACTCTGGTTTTTTGTTCATCAAGATCAAGCTTTCTCTTTGCTGACATGTCTGAAGGCTCAGGCAATTTAATTCTTACTTTTTTAATTAAAGCAGCAGGAAACCCTCTTAGCTGAAGATGTCTTTTTGCCATATTCTCTAAACCTGTTTCAATATCTACCTGAACTCTTTGGATAGTTCTAGCAAACTTAACGTCAAGCTGGGAAAGGTTAGCCTTTCTCTCAGGCGAGGAGTCTTTTTCTACAATATAGTCTTTTGGAACTTTGAGAGCAGCAAGAAGCTTATCCCTGTAGTACCTAACATCTTCAATCTCACCAAGGTTCGTTGCTCCAGGAAGTGTATCAATCTTAGTTCCTCTACCGTTCTTAGACGGAACAAAGAAGTCCTCATCCATTGACATGGGATTGAACCTAGAGTCTACAGTGTTTTTGGGAGTGTTGTAGTACTTTTCTTTCTTGAATTTTTGCTTCAAACGCTCGATGTACATCTCAGCTTTACTCGTAGGCAAGTTTCCTGTATCAACATAAAAGATTCTACGCTCAGGGGCTCTAGAGAGACGATAGATCATCATAGCATCTTCCATCATCTTTAAAGATCTAAAGACCCTCATGCATAGAGCAGCAATTGATTTACCATAAGGGTAGAACACGGGATCCGACGTATGAAGACGATAGTGAACGATCTGATTTTTATCTAGTTCGATATACTTAACAGGACGGTCAGTCGCATCCCCACCAACCTCAGAGTATTGCATGGACTCTAAGTTGGGAATCTCTTGCAAGAACTTCTTCAAATATCCAAACTCATTCTCGACTCTAATGATCCAATTAGGGTTAAGAATTTTAATTTTCTTAATACCCTCTTCTGGCTTGTTAACGTCCAAGACTAATTCACAGAAGCAATCTCCATACTTGACAGTATTTCTGATAATATCCCATAAGAACTTAGTCATGCGTGTCTGCTCAAAAAGAGCTTCTACCTCGTCAACAACCATTTTACTTTCTGATTGAATGGTCCACCTTTCGGCTCTAGCGCCTTTTTGAGTAGCATCGTCAGCGTAGATATCAAACGCTGCGCCAACTTCAGGATACTCATCCATCTCTTCGTATTCTTTATAGCGCCTTCTTCTATTAAGTTCTAGTTGAGGAAGAATTGGATTTCTGGAGATCCCTCCCATAGCGGGAGCATCATCAATTTTATCATCCTTTACAACCTCAGTGGATATGACCGTATCACCTGCTACAGGGTGAACCTTTCCCTGGTCCATAGCTTTTACTGCATCGTACTGCGCTTTGTTAGCAAAAAACTTGGCAAAGAAGCGACCAACGGGACCTGTGGGCGTATAGTAGGAACCTGCTCTTCCCTGGCTTCCACCAAAAGTAGTATAACCGCTTTCGGTAAGCTCTTCTTCGTTTTCGTTTATTTCATTATCCATCGGTAATCCTCTTCACTCATTGCTCCAAATGAGGTTTTTAGTTTAGGCTTATAATGCTTGGAGGGCATCGCAGGAGCTTCCATTTTGTCTATACGAGAAACAAAATCAATTGGACTCGTATCTATTAAGTTCTTATATGCTGTTACGGCTAAAGCCAAACTCATCACCAAATCATCATGGTGTCCTCGTTCAGCCTGAACTCGTCCTCCCTCAGTAATGATAAAGGTCATAAGTTCGTCGCAAGTTCGTGTTGAGTTGATTTTAATTAAGTCTGTTCTGATAGCTTCTTCTAGTTCAGCTAAGATGCTATCTCGGTTTTTAGCTGTGACCTGGAACCCAAGTTCTCCTTTATCATCAGCCCATAAGTTTTCGTATTCGTACATGTTGTACAGCCAGTCGATTAAGTTATTTCCAATAGTATTTCGCTCACAGATTATGTGCGCTATGTTATATAGCATACCTTCTGTTGATAAAATTTTAGCAAAGTCATTTATTGGTGTTCTATTAGAGTAGAACTCGGCAACTTGTTG